AGCTGGAAAGCACTAACTGGAGAGGAGCTACATGCCGATGACAAGGAATATGACTACGACTAACCACCTACCAACCGATTACCAAACATTTATTGCTACATCTAGATACGCTAGATGGATTGAAGAAGAGAACCGAAGAGAGACATGGGCTGAAACGGTAGGCAGATTCATAGACAACATCGTGCGTCCCGCAGACATCGACACCAAAACAATTAATGAAATCGAGGAAGCAATCCTCAACCTAGAGGTAATGCCTTCTATGCGTGCCTTGATGACTGCAGGACAGGCGGCTGACCGTGACAACACATGTGTGTATAACTGTAGCTACCTGCCTGTTGACCACCCCCGTGCCTTTGACGAGGCTATGTTTATCCTTCTGTGTGGTACAGGCGTAGGCTTCTCAGTCGAGCGTCAGGCAATACAGAAGCTACCACAAGTACCTCAAGACCTCGCAGAGGTAGAGGATGTTATTGTGGTACAGGATAGCAAAGAAGGTTGGGCAAAGAGTTTGCGTAAGCTTATCTCTCTGCTCTACGTTGGCGACATCCCCAAGTGGGACTTGTCTAAGATTAGACCTGCAGGCGCACGCCTCAAGACATTTGGTGGGCGTGCCTCTGGACCAGAGCCGCTTAACGACCTATTCAACTTTGTTGTAGGTAAGTTCAAGGGTGCAACTGGTCGCAAGCTCAACAGCGTTGAGTGCCACGACATCATGTGTAAGATTGGCGAGGTTGTAGTTGTTGGCGGTGTACGCCGCAGTGCAATGATTAGCCTGTCCAATCTATCCGATGACCGTATGCGTCACGCCAAGTCGGGGCAGTGGTGGGAGAATGAAGGTCAACGTGCGTTGGCTAACAACTCTGTTGCCTACACTGAGAAGCCTGACATGGAAACATTCATGCGTGAGTGGACAGCATTGGTCGAGTCTAAGTCTGGTGAGCGTGGCATCTTCAGCCGTGACGCAGCAGACAAACACGTTGAGCGTAATGGTCGGCGTGAAACTGGTAGAGAGTGGGGTACAAACCCATGCAGTGAAATCATACTGCGTCCTTACCAGTTCTGTAATCTGACAGAGGTTGTGGTTCGCCCAACCGACACAGAAAAAACTCTAGCACGTAAGGTAAAGCTTGCTACAATTTTGGGTACGATTCAATCCACATACACACACATGCCATATCTACGGCCTGTATGGAAACGTAACACGGAAGAGGAAAGGCTGTTGGGTGTAAGCCTGACAGGTATTATGGACAATGAAATCACAAACAAACCGACTGCAAAAATACTTAACAAGCTGCGCCACGTTGCTGTACAGACAAACAACGAGATTGCACAGCAACTTGGAATTAGTGCATCTGCGGCCATCACTTGTGTCAAGCCTTCAGGTACTGTTTCGCAGCTTGTTGATAGTGCCTCTGGCATTCACGCTCGTCATAGCACGCATTATATTAGAACTGTACGAGGTGATAACAAAGACCCGTTGACGCAGTTCATGCAGGACGTAGGCATTCCTGCAGAGCCTTGCGTTATGAAGCCTGAAAGCACGACAGTGTTTAGCTTTCCAGTGGCTTCACCTGACGGTGCGGTTACACGCAACGACATGTCTGCGATTGAACAGCTTGAGTTGTGGAAGATGTATGCCCTTGAGTGGTGCGAACACAAACCATCAGTGACCATCACGGTGCGTGATGAAGAGTGGCTCAAGGTTGGCGCATGGGTATACGATAACTTTGACATCTGCTCTGGCGTATCCTTCCTGCCGCACAGTGACCACACCTATGCACAAGCACCTTATCAGGACTGTGACAAGGCTGTGTACACTGAGGCACTAAAGGCTATGCCTAAGTCAATCGACTGGTCGAAACTCTCTGATTATGAGAAGGAAGACAACACCGCAGGCACACAAACACTGGCTTGCTCTGGTGATTCCTGTGAGGTCGTTGACCTAACTGCTGCCTGATGAGCAGCCCCTGTAAGGCAGGCATGGGTGCAGATAGTTGTGAGCTAAGTAATGTTCACGACTTCTGCATCCACTGCGGGAGGACAACCGAAGACCTAACAAACTGGCAAAGCATGTCACATGAAAACAAAAAGCAGGCCAACATAAATGCAAAGAAAAGATTGAAAGGCTTGTGGCACAAGTAGGAGACAATATGACTTACAAGATTGAGATATATGGACAAAAATACTGTAGCTTTTGCGACAGAGCGAGGGTGTTGTGTGAGCAACGTGACCTTCCCTACACCTATTACGAGATAGGAGTTGACGTAGACTTGGGAGAGTTCTCAAGGCTCTTCCCTGACAAGAAGACAGTACCACAAATTATGATTGATGGTAAATACATTGGGGGATTTTCTGAACTAAATGCGGAGTTAACATTATGAATTTATTAGAGGCACTTACTAAAAAACTAGAAGGCGAGATTGCAGTAGCACAAGCCAATGTTCAAGTTTACTTAAACCAATCTGTTGGTATTGGAGAACACCCTGATGTTGTCGAAGCCATTGAAACACAGATAGAAAAGATTGCCGCCGCCGATGAAAAAATAGAAACAATAAATAAATATTACGGTGTAGTATAGTATGACAAAGATTATTTTAAACGAGATAGAAAAAAAGATTGCACTGTTTGTGGCAAAAACCAGATATGCCAGCAATAGAAGTAGCGGCGTAAATGACTTTCTATATGCTAAAAACTTATCTAAGTTAGAGCCAGATATTATGGGTGCAGAATCAGAGATTGCTGCCTGTAAACTTCTCAATGCTTATCCCGCCGACTTGTTTACCCTTGGCACAAAGGGGGTTAAGTCTGGTTTAGAAATGGGCGATATAGAGTATAACGGTTTTCGCATTGATGTTAAGACTACAAAATGGCAAAGCGGCTGTCTTGTTTCAAACCACAAAAATAAAAATATAGATGTGTTTATGTTAATGGTGGGGTCAGATGGTAAGTATGAATGCCGTGGTGCGATTCAAGCAGACACCTTGTACAATGACTCAAATTTTGGTAATAACGATGGCAAGTTTAGACACTCTTGTTGGTATCTAAATCAACCACAATTAGAGGACTATAAAAAAGTTCTTGACTTAGCTGCATAATTTTCATATAATATAAGATAAGCGGTGGGCAGAGTTCTTCAGTCCTTTCTCTCTCTCATGTCCACCGCACCTTATATTGGAGCAGTTATGAAAAGAAGACCAGTTATTTACATTGGATATGATGAGCGTGACAGCAGAGCTTACGAAGTTCTAGAACACTCAATCCGAAAGTACAATACAAAATACGACATCATCCCCCTGCTTGAGCCAGAGCTTCGGCGCATTGGCTTGTATCGCAGGGCTTCACGTGTGTTTGAACATGACCCGAAACAACGATACGATGTCTTCGATAACAAACCATTTAGTACAGACTTTACATTCACCCGTTTCTTGGTTCCTGCATTGAACCAGTATCAGGGTCTGGCATTGTTTATGGATGCCGATATGTTTGTTCGTGGTGACATCGAAGGTATCTTTGGTGTTTATGGTAAGCGAACAGACTTCGCTGTTCAGTGTGTCAAGCATAAGTATGAGCCACCCGAAGGAGCAAAGATGGACGGAGTTGCACAAACCCGCTATCGTAGAAAAAACTGGTCTAGCTTTATGCTGTTCAACTGCTCCCACCCAAGCAACAAAAAGCTAACAGTTGATGCGGTCAACCTGCAAACAGGTTCTTGGCTGCACTCTTTTGGGTGGCTTGACGATGACGAAATTGGAGACATACATGAAGAATGGAATTGGCTTGACGGACACTCAAGCGAACATGTTGAGGCGAAGAATGCTCACTTTACGACAGGTGGTCCGTGGTTTAAAGAATGGAAACCGAAGCGACCTATTGACGAAGCGTACACAGAAGAATGGCTTGCCACTGAAAAAGAAATAACTACTCAGCTTATACTGGAGAATATGTAGTGGCGTTCTTGCATAGCAACATACCCCACTTTAAATGCTGGGTACGCCGTGACTTCACGCACAATCACGAAGCATATCATGGAGAGTTTCTGCACGGCATGGCTGTAGGCGTTACGACAATGCCCAACAGATGTCTTAGTTTCCAGATTATATTTACAGGCATATCTGCCGAAGGCGAAGAAGAGGATACGGTGCATGGTGGTGCAATGTGGGCAAGGATGCCCATCACAGGCTTGATGGGAGACATTCCTGTAGAAGACTGGCCTCAACAAATGGCAACGCACCAAGCACAGCCGTGGGATTGTGCATCACGCACACACTCTGTGTATACAATTGACAGAGCAACCCCCTGTCCTTGGCTTGTAAAGATTGATGGAGAGATGTACCCTGCCAAGTATCTATTCACTGTGGACTACACAGACAGCGAGATAGCTGACGACCCTGCACAGCACAAACAAAGTCATGTTCTTTGCCTGCTGGACGCAGGTGAGTGGACAGGAAACATTGTTGCCTTACCTAACAACAGAGTTAGAGTTACGCACCCAGCCTGGTTTGTTACAGGTGAAGGTGCGCCAGACTTCAAGCCATCAGCACAAATACATTACAGCAAGAGCGACCTAGATTATACTCTTGATACTAACCAAATATTTAACAACCTATACTCAGAGGAATAATTATGTATACTTTTGTAACAAGCTTTCCTAAGAATCACGAAAAAGAATATGGACTGCCTATGCTGGAGTCTGTCATAAACAAATGGAAGCCCACCGACTTTAAACTGCACGTATATCTTGAGGGTTACAAAGGAGAGACAGATGACCTGCCGCAGGCAAGCTTCATTACCTACCGTCACATAGAAGATGTGGAAGCACGTAATGCTTTT